AAGATTTCTGCAAAGTATCCCGGCCGCTTTGTAGAAATTGATGTAGCCGAAGATGGCGAAAATGGCTGTTCAATCTTTTATCCAAATCCTAAAAATGTATAAGGAAGATAATAAAATGGCAATCGAATTTGATCGAGAAGCATATAATACCGTATTCACTGATCTAGAAGACTTTAAAGAATTCTGTGCAAGAGCTTGGTCCTACGGATTTAAAGATGGATTTAGTTTTGATGAGAAGAATCTCTATAACAATAAAAGTTATGAGTGGAGAGCTTTTCAAAATTATAAAAAATTTGGCAAACCACCTAAACCTAAATCAAGGAAAGATGGTGGTAGATTTAAAAGTAACCGGAGTAACTAAATGACTATCTATATTGTAGACATCGAAGCAGTTGATACACGCTATACTAAGCAGTGGAAGGAACATCTTCCAAAGCAACTTCGACGTGCTACAAATGATGAAGTAACAGTCATTAGTGGTGGTGAAACGCCTCAGGCTACTACGCCTGGGGCATTTCTCAATTTTGGAGGCACAAATGTCTATAAGTCAAAACAACTTGAAACTATTGGAGAGATGTTCTGCAATGGTGAAGTCAAGGATGGCGATTATTTTTTATATACTGATGCCTGGAATCCTACAGTTATACAACTACGCTACATGGCAGAGCTATTGGGTGTTAGCATTCGCGTTGGTGGCTTGTGGCATGCTGGTAGTTATGATCCACATGACTTCTTGGGTAGACTTATAGGTGACAAACCTTGGGTTAGACATGCAGAATATTCAATGTTTGAATGTTATGATGATAACTTCTTTGCAAGTGAGTTTCATTGGGATTTGTTTGCAGAAACTTTTGCACTTGATATGGGCATAGTTGACCAAAACAAAATGAAACGTGTTGGTTGGCCTATGGAATATTTAAAGAATAGTTTAGACAGTTACAAAGGTATGGAAAAGAAAGATATTATTTTATTTCCACATCGAATTGCGCCTGAGAAACAATTAGATATTTTTAATGATTTAAAAACACATTTACCTGAATATGAATTTGTAGTATGTCAAGAAAGACAACTTACAAAAAATGAATATCATAATTTACTAGGTGAAGCAAAACTTGTGTTTAGTGCTAACTTACAAGAAACATTAGGCATTAGTTGGTATGAAGGTTCATTAGTTAACGCTATTCCTATGGTACCAGATAGGCTAAGTTACAGTGAAATGGCACTGCCTGAATTCAAATATCCAAGTAAATGGACAGAAGATTGGTCTAGTTATATCAAGTACCGTGGTGAAACTATAAACAAGATTCGTAATTATATGGAAAACTATGAAGATTATCTTGTGAGTTTAGATAAACAACGTACAAAGCTCAACAAAGATTTTTTTAGCGGAGAGGCATTGTATGACGCAATCAAAGACCAAAGAAGATAATAATTTTACAATATCAATAGGAGAACCAGCCTATACATTAGATGAAACTAATATGTCTGGTACTTATAGTGTAGACCTAGCTGATATTGGTTGGGATACTACTGAAACTATCACTTTAAACACAAATCCAACTTATGAATATAATGTGTTTAATATAGATCCAGATCAAGTCGAAGATATGTGTCAACATTATCCTGGATTAGAAAAAGTATGGCGCAACTTTAAAAGCGTATATGATATGTGCATACAAGATTACAAAGGCAAATTAAAAGAGGACGGATTAGACGATGACATTCCTTTCTAAAATAATGGACAAGCTCGGCAGACGTCGAGTAATCACAGACAGAGACGGAAAGGTACCATACCTTATCCGTTATTATCTATTTTTAAAAGAACGCAAGAACTTTCCTTTTAATATTACACTACACAAAGTTCTTGTAAGCGACGAACCTACACTACATGATCATCCATGGGGGTATGCTACATTTATTCTCAAAGGTGGTTATTGGGAACACATTCCTATTATTAGTAAAGAAGGTGCAGTAGTAGGAAGCACAAGAGTATGGCGTGGGCCAGGACATTTCCGTAAGCGTTCAGCAGATGACTTGCATTGGTTAGAACTTGAGAAAGATGCAGACGGTAATGAAATTCCTTGTTGGAGTTTGTTCTTTATGGGACGTAAAGTTAAAGAATGGGGCTTTATGAGATTTGTTCAAGTTAAAGATGTTAAAAAAATTCACGAAGCAGGTTATCGTTGGATTCACAATGAAGAATACTTAGCAAGAGGTGCTAAAGATGATTAAAAAACATTATTACAGTTGGCAAGACGTAGAAAAAATGTGCGTTAGTATTGTCAATCAAATGTACAAAGACAACTGGCGTCCTGACTACATTGTAGGCATTACACGAGGCGGTAATGTTCCTGCTACAATTATTTCAAACATGACTGGCATTCGTTGTGAAGCACTCAAGGTAGCACTACGTGACGGTGATAGTCATCAAGAAAGCAACTGTTGGATGGCTGAAGATGCCTTTGGTTATCCTAATCAAGATTCAGGTGGACAAGGAAAAAATATTCTTATTGTAGATGACATTAATGATACAGGTGCTACATTCAATTGGATTAAAGAAGATTGGCAAGCAGGCTGTTTGCCTGGCCACGAAGCATGGAATCATGTATGGGGCAACAATGTTCGTTTTGCTGTTCTTACAGAAAATCTAAGTTCAGAATTTGACGGTGTGTCGTATTCATGCAATGAAGTTAATAAAGCAGAACAAGATGTTTGGCTTGTTTACCCTTGGGAGAATGTAGGTGAATACTAAACCTTGGACAGATGTTTTAATTGACTCTAAAGAGTTTACAGTATATAAAGATGGTTATCCAGTAACAGAAGGACATATTCTTTTTGTTCCTAAAGAGGAAAACTGGCAAAGCCTTACAAAGTGTTTCGAAGCCGCATACAAATGGGGCTACGATTGGATTGAACGCGGATATTGTGATGCGTTTAATATTGGACAGAATGTTGGAGAAGCCGCAGGTCAAACTGTAATGTATCCACATGTCCACCTGATTCCACGTCGTAATGGTGACATGGATGATCCGCGCGGCGGCGTACGACACGTAATACCTGATAAAGGAAACTATAAGAAAGGAGACATAAATGTCTAGTGTAGGACCATATAGTAGAGAAAATATGATCGATGCAATTAAAGATCATGCAAAAGGCCATATTGCTAAACACGCAATGAACGTAGAAGTTTATTTGAAAAATGCGGCAGGTGTTGGCGAACATCCTGATATTCTTGATGCGATTGAAAAAGAACTAAAAGTTATTGCAGAATATCACGATCAACTAGAAGTACTAGAAAAGTATTTCAAATAATGAGTAGAACAATATTTTTAGGTGATAGCCACAGTCACGGTTATGCAGAAATAGACGGTAAATTAAACTACTGGAAAGAATATAATTACGGAGAAATTTATTCTAAACTGCATGATAAAGAAGTGGCTATTTACAGTATACCAGGAGGATGCAATAAAAAGTATCCTACCTGGTTAAGAGCAATGCTTAATTACTATGATGATATTGATGAAGTGTTTGTTCAAGCAACCTATTGGAACAGATACTTACTTGCCTGTAGTAGAGAATTAGATATTGGTGACGGGATTAAACCTAATCATTTTAGTAGAGGTCCTAAACAACCAGTAGCAGAAGATGATCCTGAAAATATTGATCGTTGGACAGACGAATTAACAACAGAAAACTATGTTGAGATAATCGAACAGTGTCGTCCAGAAAACTTTGAACAGTTCAAAGGCTTTGAATATTCCGAAAGAAGAGGTATGCCACACACATGGGGTCCTTTTAAAGAAGAATACCAATACACAAAGTTATGGCATGAGTCGGCAACTCATTTGCAATATAGAGAATGGTGTGCTGATTATCTGTTAATGGACGTTATGTGTAGAGAAAAAAATATTCCTATGTATGTTTGGAATATTAATAACAGGGTATATATACCTGAGCATAAAAATTTCTATGGTGAGTTTACAAATACTAAGTTTGCTGACATAAGTGCTGAAGGCTTTATTAAAGATAAGCATAGTATTGATATAGAAACAGACAAATATAGGTTTGATGGTGAGCATTATACATACGAAATCCATGAAATAATTGCAAAAAATTACATAGATTTCATAAAAAATGCTTGACACAGACCTAAATAAAGTGTATAATAACAACATAATAGACATCCACGTCTATAACTCGGAGATAAAAAATGGCAAAAAGTGAACAAATAAAAGCCCGTCTACAAGATGCAGGTATCCGCTATTGGGCAGGTGACAACATTTCTGAAGTCCTACAACAGGGCGATAAGGAAGCACTGATTGAAGAACTTACATTAAAGTTTGAATCGGTATTAGATAGTTTAATAATTGATAGAGCAAACGATCCTAACAGTATGGACACTGGTAGACGTCTTGCTAAAATGTACATTAATGAATTAATGGCAGGACGTTATGATCCTATGCCAAATGCAACTGCATTTCCTAATCACGTAGATGACGGATATGAAGGTATGTTGGTTGTGCGAAGTGAACTAAAGAGTGTTTGTTCACATCATCACCAACCAGTAACAGGTGTTGCATACATTGGTATCATTGCCGCAGAAAAACTAATTGGACTTTCTAAATACACACGCATTGCACAGTGGTGTGCAAGACGTGGTACACTACAAGAAGAATTAAACAATGATATTGCACGTGAAATACAAAAAGCAACTAGTAGTAAACATGTAGGTGTGTATATTCAAGCAACACACGGTTGTTGTGAGAATAGAGGCATTAGAGCTCACAGTTCACTTACACAAACAACTGTGCTAAAAGGTGCGTTTAAAGATGATCCAGGTACAAAGAAAGAGTTCTTTGACAACATTAAACTACAACAGGAGTTTGCACCACGATGATAGAAGCACCGGTATTTGAAAAAGGTTATCCTTCACATGAAGCAGTTAACAGAAAGCCAGCAATGAAATTAAGATATTCAGAAGCATTTTACAGTGTACAAGGAGAAGGTAAATTTGTAGGTGTACCTAGTGTATTCTTGCGTACATTCGGTTGTAACTTTCGTTGTATGAACTTTGGTACAGGCGAAAAGAAAGATCGTTGGACATTGCACAAAGAAGGTAAAAGATACAACGATGAAGTAAAAGCACTTATTGATAATAAAGTGCATGAAACTACAGAAAAATTTGAGGACTTGCCTATTATTCACACAGGCTGTGATACATATGCAAGTATCTATCCAGAGTTTAAACACTTCAATAAACTTGCAGAAGTAGATGAAGTGGTTGAACATTTACTGTCACTTACTCCTAATGGTAAGTGGACACAGGACAATGGTCAAGACATTCATTTGATCATGACAGGTGGAGAGCCTTTGTTAGCGTGGCAAAAGCTCTACATTGATTTGTTCGAACATCCACGTATGCAGGACCTAAAAAATGTTACATTTGAAACAAACACTACACAAAAGTTACACGATGATTTTTTCAACTATCTCGCAGATCAAGAACGATTTGAAGTCACTTGGAGTTGTTCCCCAAAACTTAGCGTTTCAGGAGAACCTTGGGATACTGCTATACTCCCTGATGTTGCTAAAGAGTATAGCCTTGTTGATGGTAGTGACATTTACCTTAAGTTTGTTGTCGCTAGTCAAGATGACTTTGAAGAAGTTGAAAGAGCTGTGGACGCTTATAGAAGTGCCGGGGTACAATGTCCGGTATATCTTATGCCGTTGGGCGGACGAAGTGAAGAATACAATCTCAACGTCAAAGAAGTCGCCCAAGCATGTATGGAGCGAGGTTGGCGCTTCACACCAAGACTCCACATATCCCTATTCGGAAATGCGTGGGGGACTTGAGAATATGTTTGACCCAGAAGAATTTGAAAAAGACCAAAAACAACGTGCAGAGCTTGATAGAAAAAATTCTATTGAATCTCGTGCAAGAAAGGCAGGACTATAATGGGGTGGTGGAGTAAACTAGTAAGAGATGCAGGCATTAAAAAGAAAATTGATGAGCCTGTAAAAACAAATGAACAATCTCGTAGAGATATTCTAGCTAAAGAAAAAGAAGAAGCAACTCGTGCAGGTAAACCTTGGGTAGGTGTTTTAGATACTCAAGTAAATCCTGAGAATATTAAGAACGGATTCTTCGAACTTGATTGGAATAATGAGTTTATCGAACAATTACTTGATGCAGGTTATTCAGGTGAAAGTAACGAACAAATTGTTGATGCTTGGTTTAGAACTATTGCAATGCAAGTTTTAGACGAGCAAGGACAAAGTACTAATAGAGAAATGGGATATGTTCAAACTAAGCCTATAGACAAAGATAAATCAGAGGTGTCCTAATGCGTGACGACCTTATGGTCCAACAGCAAGTAGACAACGTGTGGCAACATATGGTTGGTGTTATTTGTTTAAATCAAACAAACCGTAAACAAGTAAAAAGAGTTTTACCTGTTTTATTTCTTGTTTGTCCTACTCCTGTTCACTTACTGAATACTCCTTCAGAGACAATTAAACGTATCATACAGCCATTAGGAATGGTAAATGTACGTGAAAAAAGACTACGCAAAATGAGCGAAGACTTCTTGACATGGGATGGTGAAGATGCTACACAACTATACGGTATTGGTAAGTACGGTTCTGACAGTTATAGACTTTTTTATAAAAATGAAGTACCTGAGAATGTAGGAGATCACGAACTAAAACGGTATATTATGGAAGAATTTAATCTTGACAATTCTTCAAATAGAACGTATAATGTAAGAGAAAATGAAACAATTGAGGCTTAAACAATGGCAACCTATATACTCGTAGACACTGCTAATACTTTCTTTAGAGCTCGTCATGTAGTACGTGGCGATGTTGATACTAAAGTAGGAATGGCATTACATATTACTCTTAACAGTGTAAAAAAAGCATGGGCTGACTTTAATGCAGATCATGTTGTATTCTGTTTAGAAGGACGCAGTTGGCGTAAAGATTTTTATGAGCCTTATAAACGCAATAGACAAGAAACACGTGATGCTATGACTCCTCAACAGGCAGATGAAGACAAAGTGTTTTGGGAAATATTTGATGAGTTTAAAGATTTTATCGGTACAAAGACTAACTGTACAATGATCCAACATCCACAACTGGAAGCAGATGATTTAATTGCAGGATGGGTGCAGAGTCATCCTAATGATGATCATGTAATTATTAGTACCGATGGTGACTTTGCACAACTAATTGCACCTAATGTACGTCAATACAACGGTGTTAGCAATACTATTATTACACACGAAGGTTATTTTGACGATAAAAAACGTCAACCTATTATTGATAAAAAAACTGGAGAACCTAGACCTGCTCCTAATCCTGCATTTATGTTATTTGAAAAATGTATGCGTGGCGACACTAGTGACAATGTGTTTAGTGCTTACCCAGGTGTACGTACAAAAGGCACTAAGAACAAAGTAGGTTTATTAGAAGCATTTGCAGACAAAGACACAAAAGGTTACAACTGGAACAACATGATGTTACAACGTTGGGTAGATCACAACGGTGATGAGCATCGCGTACTAGACGATTATAATCGTAATGTAACACTATGTGACTTGACTGCACAACCTGCAGAGATAAAAGAAATTATCGAGCAGACTATTAACGAACATAAGACTCCAAAAGATGTACAACAAGTAGGTATGCGTCTTATGAAGTTTTGTGCTAAATGGGATATGCAACGCATTGCAGAAAATGCAAAATTATATGCAGAGCCATTAAATGCGAAATATCCACAACAGGAGACAATGGTATGATAAAAGCTAAGTCCGTATTAAAAAATAAATTCTGGATTATGGAAGATGATGGTGTAAAGATTGGTACACTTCATAAAAATGATGATGATCAGAAATATATGTATACTTGTGATACAGGAACAACCTTTTATGAAACAGAAAAAGATCTTAAAACTGCACTAGGTAATATTACTTGGAGTGTAGGAGATATAAGCAAAGATAAATCTAATAAAGTCAAGGAACTTTATGGATATCCTACAAGTAGTATTCCTTATAATACTATGTATGATGTACAACGTAGACTTCCTCTTTTTACTAAAAGTGCAAAGAGTAAAAGTGTTTACTGTGCTGGATACTATATTATTCGTTTTGATAAAGGTTGGGTTAGAAGTTTTTGTCCTAAAAGTGTTACTATTGAAAAATATCCTTTCAAAGGTCCATTTAAAACAGAAATGATTATGAGAACGGAGTTAAGTAATGCCAACAGAACCAATTAATACTGCACCTATACAACAATTTATCAATCAAGTAAAAGGCGCAGATGCTTCACAACAAAAAGAAATTAAACTAGACATTGTGTCAGCACGTAAACTAGCACTAACACTAGGCGAAGTAATGGCTCGTTTGAACGGTGATTTAGAAAAATTTGTAAAAGAAAATGCACCTAAAGGCGAAGAAACTGTTACTATTAATATGGATGGCGGGAAAGCCTGGTAATAACTACTAATATAACATAAAAAAAAGATAAATATATGCGTACATAATTTATTGGAGTACGCAAATGAGTAGACCAAAACCTACAGTTATATTAGAGCATGTAGATAAAAAGACTTATAAGTCAGAACAAGTGTTAGAAGCAGAAGCCATCTGGGCTGTTTTCTTTCAGGGAAAACCTTTTAATCTTAAGTCATTAAATATTATAACAAATTATCCTGGCCCTAAATATAAAAAAGTATCTTTTAGCAATCCAGGTCATGCCCACAATCTAGCACAAAAATTAAACGAAATGTTTAACTCAAATGATTTTTCTGTGTACAAATTGACCACAGGCGAACAAGTGGCCGAATGAACTGGAAAGAAACCTACACTAAAATATTTTTAAAAAATGCCGACATTGCTGTAACAGAAGCAACTGTCAAAGAGTATCTACCTCTCTGGTGGCAAAACACTAGAGCAAAAGAAGATGGTGGATTAAGACTTACTGACGCAGGATACGACTTTATAACGGAAAAATTAGAGATTCAAACTTATGAAGTTCCATTTCCAAAAGATTTTAAAATTACTACACAAGTAATCATTTTTTTAGATAAATTTATTACATGTCCGTATATGCTTACATCATATAGCATAATTGTTACAGACGAAAAAAAGGCTATGGAATTACACCTTTTTAGTGGAGATCTGCGTAAATACGGACTAGCAAAAGCCCTCAAAAGACACGAAAAAGATTAATTTTTGGTAAAGAAAAGGTTGACTTTGCCTGCACATGATAGTATAGTATATATATTAAATGAGCAAAGACACTAGAGAGGCTAACATGGAAAATATCGCAACACGTACCGTTACACCTAACGGAGCAAAAAAAGCAATTTCAAGGGCATTCAAAAAACAACGTCCGCTGTTTATTTGGGGTCCTCCAGGTATTGGTAAATCTGATATCGTACAACAGATTGGTGCAACAATGGATGCACTGGTCATTGATGTTCGACTATCACTTTGGGAACCTACAGATATTAAAGGTATTCCTTATTATGCGGCAAATGATAATTGCATGGCATGGGCACCACCACAAGAGTTGCCTACACAAGCAATGGCTAAGAAACATAAATGGATTATTTTGTTCTTAGATGAAATGAATTCGGCGGCTCCGGCTGTACAGGCCGCGGCCTATCAACTTATCCTTAACCGTAAGGTAGGACAATACACACTGCCAGACAACGTTCTTATTGTTGCGGCAGGTAACCGTGACGCCGACAAAGGCGTTACATATAGAATGCCAGCACCGTTGGCAAATCGTTTTGTACACCTAGAAATAGCAGTAGACTTTGATGATTGGTTTTCTTGGGCTGTTGCTAACAATATCCACAAAGATGTTGTAGGTTACTTGACATTCAGTAAAAAAGATTTATACGATTTCGATCCTAAGTCACCTTCACGTTCTTTTGCAACACCACGTAGTTGGTCGTTTGTTTCAGAACTACTTGAAGATGACGACGACGAAAACACCACTACAGATCTTGTAAGTGGTTCAGTTGGTGAAGGTCTTGCAGTGAAGTTTATGGCACACCGTAAAGTTGCTGGGCAGATGCCTAACCCTACAGATATTTTATCTGGTAAGGTTAAGGAGCTCAACAATAAGGAAATCAGTGCGATGTATTCCTTAACAGTGTCTCTTTGCTACGAGCTCAAAGAAGCCTGCGACAAAGGCGATAAAAAGTTTGACGATAAAGTTAATAACTTTTTACGTTTTGCTATGGATAACTTCGATACAGAATTGGTTGTAATGGGAATCAAATTAGCCCTCACACAATACTCATTACCTATCGATCCTGATGAAGTCGAATGTTTTGACGAGTTCCATGAACGTTTTGGCAAGTATATTACTGCCGCACAGAAAGACTAACCAGGTTAGGGTAGGGTTTATCCCTACCCTTTACCAAACTATTTGACATTTTGTGTAAACGAACATATAATAAGTAAACATAGCAAGGAGAAAAAGATG